TCCAGCCGGGCTTTGACCCACAGGCCCTCGTCGGTTTCCTTGGCCTCCTCGACCACGCCGATGTGGGAATCGGGGTCGCCCCACTCGTGCGACCAGATGAACGGGATCGGGTCACCCTTCCCACGCCATTCGGCCAGGGTGGCCTCGAATGCGCCGGGCAGAATCTTGTCGCCCACGCTGTCGACGTTGTAGGCGGCCACGATGGCCTCGACAACGCCCTCATCGGTACCTTCGTGTTCGCCGGCCGCCTTGATCGTCAGCGGCGCGGACTTGGTGCGCAGCGTCATGTGCTGCTTCCTCCTTCCGGCTCGCCGCCGGTGATCGTGATCTCACAGCGGCACTGCGCCGCCTCTTCGGCCGGTAGCACGGAATCTCCGGGCCACCTGGCACCATTCGGAAACACGCCGTCGACATCGACACTCATGCCGTTCAACGCGGCGTGCGAATCCCTGGGGTCCCCGCTGGTGACCACCCACGTCTTCTGCGGCCGCGTGAGGTGCTTACGGGCCTGCACCACGGTGGCCTGACCGGACACGTGCGTGGCCTGCCGGCGCCCAATCGACGCCGCCCGGTCGCCGGCCCACCACGCGAACACCGCCCGCAGCGCGGAGCTGGGGTCATCCTTGGCCAGAGCCTCCTCAACATGGAGACGGGAGGTGTCCGTGGTCGCGTGCGCCTGCGCGGACGCGTTGTCCGCCAACCACGCCGACAGGTCCTCAGCCGAATACAGCGTCGGGCCCATGCCCATCTGCCTCAGGGCATCCTTAGCCGCCCTCTCGGCGGTCGGGCCGTTCACGCCGAGCAGAACCGGGACGAGCTCGTTTTCCCACCGTGACCAGTCGACCTCGTCGATCGCTTTCGACCCCAAGGTCTTGACTTGAGCGCCAAGCTGAGACGACAAGGACCTGCCCATCCGCGCGAAATAGTCAGACAAGGACCGGTCCGCAGCCTCCACCGAAATGTCCGGAGCACCGGCCTTGAAGGACAGCTGCCGAGATGACGTCCCCAACGCCTCTGGGGCTTCTTCAGGCTCATCTTCCGGGTCCGGGGCGCTGTCCCGCGGTGAGGCCTGTCCGCCCTGCGTCACGTTCAGCGGCGTCACCAGATCATCCCCACCCTCGATGGAGGGGAGGTTGTTGCGGGCACGGATTTCGTTCACCGTCATCCACGGCGCACCCACAGCCGTACTGGAAGCAGCAGCGCGCTCCTCGAACGATCCGCGGAGCTTCTCTTCGAGGTTGAATTCGAGGTACAGGCCGTCCTCGGAGAACTCGCTGACGAGCTGGTTCTCCAGGGCCTCGTCGATCTGCGTCAACCACGGACCGAGCGTGTCCTGGTACAGCTGCTTGTGCTGTTCACGGATGTTGGAGAACGTCGCGTGATCCAGGATCCCCACCAGCGGCGGCGGGATGAAGTACGCGCTCGCGACTTCCTCGCGGGTGAGCTTGCGTGCCTCGATGTACTGGGCAGCGCGCGGGTCTAGGCCGGCCTGCTTGTACGTCATCCCGTCCTCGAGGATCGGCACACCGCCCGCGTGCGCTCCCGACCCGCTGTACAGGTCACGGAATTCGCGGATGAACCGGGTACGCGCCTCGTCCGACCAGTCCTTCGACCCGCGGGGGGCCGGACGCTCAATCACCCCCGACACGCGGGCACCGTTTTGCCACATGCCCTGACGGTGTTTGGTGGCCTGGTACTCCTCCAGCAGCACATCCCGCAACGCCATCAGCGGGCTTTCGCCGACCGTGAGATCTTCGGGGTTGTACCCGTGGATGTGGATCATGTCCTCACCCGCGACCTGGATCGTCTGCCCGCCGACCGCGATCTTGTACGCCGGCGGCTCAATCCAGAACTCCTCAACCGGCGTCACCAGGGTCGGCGGCACCGGGAGTAGCCCCATGGGGCCCTCGTCTGGGCGGACCTTGAGGATGAAGCACACGTCGTAAATAGCTAGGTCAGCGACGATCCGGTACTTCAGGTCATACGGCGTCAGGCGCTTACCGGGCAGCGGACGCTCCAACAGCTCCGCCAGCGGGTGCTCGGTGAGCCGCTCCCGGTCGGTGTCCGACACCCGCTGAAACGCATGCAATCCGAGCTGGGCGACGTTGCGCGCCAGGAACCCGACCACGGTGCGGACCTGTGGTTGACGCCGCCAGATTTCCGCAGCCTCGAACCTCTCACTACCGAGCTGCAGGGTGGGCAGGGTGAAACCGACCTGGCCGGCGCCGGTATCGAGCTGGCCGGCCGACAAGGTGAAGCTCACGGGCTGATCACCTGCCAGTACAAGATGTTCGGCCGTTCGATCAGGATCGCTCCGTCTGCGTCCACCGGATCACGCCCCAGTTCGAGGCGGACGGCGTCGCGGAGTTCGACTGTCCCGCCCCACCAACGCCGGTACAGCACACCCCGGAACGCTGAGCCGTCCTTCAGGTTGATCAACACGGACTTGCGCCGCAGCAACCACCAACGCATGAGCACCGCCTTCCTCAGGCGACGGTCACGCCGCGCCGCTCATACGCCGACTCGTAGTCATCCTCGCCGCGCAGCAACCACGCTGAGGCTGCCATCGCCGCCACCGGAACCGCATCGATGCGTTTACCCGACTTGTCCCGCTCCGGTTTGTCCGGCCGTTTCAAATCCGGGTTGTACGGGGCGATACGCGCCTCTACCGTGTCGAAGCAGAACTCGGCGACCGGGTTGCCGTGGTGGCGGAACCTGTTGTTCATCACCAACGCCATGACCTCGTCCATGCCGGGCGTCATCCGGTCGTAGGTGTTCTTGTACGCCATGACCTCACCCGACTCGGCGTCCAGCCCGAGGGCGTCGGCGACCCGGTTGATCATCGGCCACATCGACCACTCGTCACAGTCGAACCCGGCGAACTCGAAGTGCTCGCCGTCCTCGGTGATGTCGTCGACGATGCGGTCGTAGTCCTGGATGTTGCCTTCGGTGACGGTGAGCCAGCCCTTGCGGGCCCACCGGGTGAACTTCCCGTCGTTCTCCTCATCCAGACGCGGCAGCGCGTCCTCTGGCATCCAGAACCGCCACAGCACGTCCAACGGGCCACCCGCATGCTCGGGCTCCAGCAAAATGCACCAGGCGGTGAGGTCGAACTTCGCCGACAGGTCCATGCCACCCCAAGCGACACGGCCAGCCAGAGCTTCACGAGCCCAATCCGGGGTCATCCACAGATCCCCAGCCGACGCCTTGTACAGATGCATCGGCATCCACCGGGTCGTCTGTCGCACCCACTGATTCAGGCGGAACTGACGGAAGGAGTTCTCCGACGCGGGGTCGTTGCGGGCCTCCAACGCCTCCTGCCTCAGTGCCTCCATCGACAAGAAGTCACCCAACGCGGGGTTGGCGTGACGCCAGTTGTCCTCGTCCCACGGGTCCGCATCGTCTGGGGTGTTGCGCAGGTATACGAACGTGCGCGGGTTCCGCCCGGGGTCGTCGGCGATGCGCTGCATCTCCGAATGCATCCCCGCCGCGAAGCTCTGTGGGTCGTTGCCCGCGGTCGTGGCCGCGACCATCATCGGCTGACGGCGCGCACCCGACCCCATACCCGTGCGCATGCTGTCCCACAGGTCCCGCTTGGGCCACGCGAGGATCTCATCTGCGGCCACGCCGGATGGGTTGGAGCCAAGGGCCGACTGCGCATCGGCGGGGATCGCCACGTAGAACGAGTTGGTCTTCGGGTCGATGATCCGCTTCACATGCGCGCGCACCTTCAAACGGCGCGACAACACCGGCGAGAGCTGCACCATCCGGGAAGCCACATCGAACACGAGACTGGCCTGTTCGCGGTTCCGCGCACACCCGAAAATCTCCGCAGACTCCTCCTCGTCCGCGACGAGCAAGTACAGCATGATGCCGGCTTGCAACTCGGAGTTGTGCGTCGGCGTCAACGACCTCCCCGCGAGGAAAACATGCGAAGGATGTTCAACGGCGATACACACCGCTTCAACTGGGTCGACCTCCTCCACGGACACGATCGCGTTCGTGGAAGCACGCGTCACCCGCTCCGGTCGCTCGGCCAGCAAGCCCGCCTTGCGGGTCAAGGAGAACGGAGCCTCGTCGGCGTAAGCCGTCCACGCCACCCGCCATCGAGGACCGCAATCGCGGCCGTTGAGGCGTGACCGGGACTCCTTGATGGACGCCTTCCACCCCAGAGAGCGCGCCAACATCAGCACGGCCTCAGCAAGAGCGTGCGTGGTTGATACGAACTCGACTCGCGGGGTGTTCGGTCCCACGTTGACTGACCCGTCCGTGTCCATCAGCCCCCGAAGCAGGTCCATGCGCTGCTTACGAGATGCCGTCAGGTACGCCTCCGGGACGTGCTTGTTGCCGAGTAGCCCCATCTTGCGCAGGCGCGCATTCAACGTCTGAGAAGCCTCGGGGCTCTTACCGAGACGGCGACCGTCAGACAACGCCCACGCGTAGGGGCCGCCTGACTCACGAGTCACCGGTTGACCAAGGCTTTGAAGCCGCTCAATCGTCTCCGGGTCGGCGCACGTCAAAGACGCCCGATAGGCGTTTCCGTCACCGAGCCACACCCCAAGGACATAGGGGTGAACGGGAA